CACCAACATCTGGTAGCTGGTAATTTCAACATCAACATAGACCTAACGTAATACCGCCTGCTACTATCGGTATATTGCAGAGGTACCCCCAAAAACTGGGGTGGCGTATATATATAACCACCTGCTCACAAAATTTTTTTCTTCAAAGTCCGTTCAACTTGTGCTATGTATTTTCTATGGCTTATAAAACACCAGCATGGATGAGAAAAGCAGGCAAGAACCCAAAGGGTGGCTTAAATGCTAAAGGTCGTGCTTCTTACAAAGGTGGTACACTGAAACCACCAATTAAGAGTGGGGATCATCCTCGAAGGGCATCTTTCCTAGCTAGGATGGGAAATATGAGAGGGCCAGAATATAAAGATGGTAAACCAACTAGACTTCTGCTATCCTTACGAGCATGGGGTGCTTCGAGCAAAGCAGATGCTAGAAAGAAAGCTAAAGCTATGTCAATACGACTAAAGAATAAAAAGAAAGGTAAGAAGTAATGGCAAATCAACCAATGACACGTGGATCTTTCTTGAACTACACTGTTAAAAAAATGCAAAAGGCAGGTATAACTGTAAAAGATTTAACAAAAGATCAAAAGACTCTTTATGATTATTTTTTAGCTGGTGATGAAACACCTACTACCACTTCAAAACAAGTTGCTTTAATGAAAGCTTACCGTACAAAAGAACCTAAAAAACATCCTTTGTACATAGCTTACGAATCAAAACGATATGGTATATAAGGAGTAAATAATGCCTAAAGGATCAAAACATTATACAAAAGCTGGAATGTTATACACTGGTAAAACACACAAGATGCCAGATGGCTCTTTACATACTGGTGCAAAACATACTAGTGCAAGTAAGCCAGTCTTTCATTTTAAAGACTTATCCCAAAAAGTACGAACCATGATTATGAAAAAACAGAAAGGAAAAATGTAATGCCAAGTGGATCAAAATCATATGGAACAATGAGGAAAAGCTCATCTAAATCCAAATCAAGTGGCGGTCTGACTAAGAAACAAAAGACCTTACCACCTGCACTTCAAAAGAAAATAATGGCTTCGAAGAAGAAGAAGTAAGATGATAGAAGATTTTATAAGAAAAACCTACGGTACAAGAACACAAGGTGCAACCTTAAGAGAAGCTAGGAAGATACGTAGTAAAGCAAAACCTAGAACACCTTATGGTTATGGTATAGGTGGTGGCAAAGACCAAGCAAACTTTAGAAGAATAAGAAGTAGCTTAACACCATCTATGTTAAAATCTCAAAGACCTTCATTCATATCTGATTTAAATGAGAGTAGAATTCCATTCTATGTACCAGCAAGAACTGGTGGACAGCCTAGAGGATCTGATATGGATAAAAAGGTTAAGAAAGAATTAGAAGCTATGTCTAATATTATTCCAGCACCTAAATTGAAAACTCCTAAGAAACCTATTATTACAACTCAACCAAGACCAAATAAAATACAACCAAGACAAAGAATGCCAAGAGGTATGATGTTTGATAAAGATAGGATACCAACAAATCCTTATTATGGAAATAGATTACTACTGGATGCATAATGTCTCACAGAATTTCAAGATTGCTAAGCAGAAGGAATAGACTGAATAGTGTTTCTTATCAGCCTTTAGTATATAGTAACAGAAAAAAAGTTGAGTTTACTCCAAACTCTCTTAGAGAATACAAACTACAACAAATACAAAGAGTAGATAAAAGATTAGGTGTACGTAATCCAAAACGTAGACTGATAAGAAATATTAGTGGTTTAGAATTACAAGAAGCTAAAAAAGATTTGGATGTACCAGCAGATAGTCCAAAAGGAACTCTTGGTATTAGTGCTGGTGCTATGGGCAGTACTGGTAATATGTTTAGTACGGATATTGCATTAACTGGTGGTGTTACATTATTATATATTCGTGGTAAAGATAAAGCTACTGTTGCAAAAGTTGATTCTATATCTGGTAATTTAAGTAAAGGTTTAAAAGGTACTAAATTTAAAAGACGACCTAATCGTGATTTACTAACTTCATATATGGACACTTATTAATGTCAAAGACTGCAACAAAAACAAAACCAGCTTTATGGAAAAGAATAGTTGCACGTATTAAGGCACAAGCAAGTCATGGCACTGGTGCTGGGAAATGGAGTGGGCGCAAGGCTCAAGCCGCTGTAAAAGCTTATAAAAAAGCAGGCGGAGGGTATAGGGGTGGCAGTAAATCTAAAACATCTTTGGCTAAATGGTCAAAGCAAAAATGGAGAACTAAGTCTGGGAAAAAGTCTAGTGAAACTGGAGAAAGATACTTACCAGCAAAAGCAATCAAAAAATTATCATCAAAAGAGTATGCAAGAACTACAGCAAAGAAAAGAGCTGATAAGGCAAAAGGTAAACAATTTAGTAAACAACCTAAAGCGATTGCGAGAAAGGTACGTAAATATAGGAAAACCTAATATGACAATAACAATAGAACAACTACAAAAACAACTAGACGTACTTACAGATTCTAATAAGATGTTGCTCAAAGTAATAGCTGAAAAGAATGAGCAGATTAGTATTTATGAATTTATGCTACGAGCAGAAGAAGAAGATGTATTTACTTTTACGCCAGAAAAAAAAACAAATTGAGGTTACATGGTTGATAAAAAGAAACTAAGTATACTAGAAAAGAATCAGTTAAGAGCCAAGACAATCGTAAAAAATTTTGCTAAAGAAAGAAAAAATCATCTGAAGAAAAGAATAGATCAGTACACAGAACTAAAGATGATTAAGGGTTGGTCAAGAGAAGAAGCTGAAAAGATGGCAAAAGAATTAATACTCGATAAACATAATTATGACTAACATATATACACAAGTAGCTATTAAAGATTTGGATAGACTAAGAGTTGTTGTAAAGACACAGCACATGAAACATTATCCCGAATCACATATCAATAACTATGAAGCTGATAAAATCATAGAATCCTTATCTCCAATGGCTAGAGAAAAATTAATTAAACTAGCAGTGGATTATGGGATCTCTGAACTATAAGCCAGATGGTGAAACGCTAAAACTATTTATGAAAGACGAAAGCTTTCTTCGAGGTCTACGTGGCCCAGTTGGAAGTGGTAAGTCTGTTGCTTGTTGCATTGAGATGTTTCGTAGAGCTTTGTTACAAGAACCTAGTGAAGATGGTAAACGTAAATCACGTTGGGCAGTCATTAGGAATACCAACCCACAACTTAAAACTACAACAATCAAAACATGGCTAGACTGGTTTCCAGAAGATGAATGGGGCAACTTTCATTGGTCAGTACCTTTTACACATAGAATACAAAAAGGCGATTTGGATTTAGAAGTAATCTTTCTTGCACTAGATAGACCAGAAGATGTAAAGAAACTATTATCTCTTGAGCTTACTGGTGTATGGATAAATGAAGCAAGAGAAATACCCAAGTCTATTGTAGATGCTTGTTCTATGAGGGTAGGTCGATACCCATCTATGAGAGATGGTGGCCCATCTTGGTATGGTGTTATATGCGATACTAACCCACCAGATGTTGAGCATTGGTGGTCAATTATGTCTGGTGATTCTGTATTGCCAGAGTACATATCAAAACAAGAAGCTAAGATGTTAGTTAAACCAGATAACTGGTCTTTCTATAATCAACCACCTGCTATGTTAGAAATTAAAGATAAGAATAATGATATTGAAGCTTACGATACTAATCCAGATTGTGAGAACAGTAATAATCTAACTGGTGATTACTATAAAAATATTATACGTGGTAAAACCAAATCATGGATAGATGTATATGTATTAAATAAGTTAGGGCAAGTATCTGATGGTAAGCCAGTATATGAATCATTTGTGCATACTACTCATGTTGCAAAAGGAGATCTAGCTATTGCAGATGGTGTACCAATCTTTGTAGGAATAGACTTTGGACTAACACCTGCTTGTGTATTTGCACAAAGACTACGTGGAAGATGGATTGTATTTGATGAATTGGTTGCAGAAGATATGGGTATAGTAAGATTCTCTGAACTTATGAAACAACATATGGCACAGTATTTACCAAGAGATTTTATAATATACGGAGATCCAGCTGGAGATCAAAGAGTGCAGACAGATGAATCAACACCATTCCAAATACTAAGAGGTCGAGGACTAAATGCAAGACCAGCACCATCTAATGATGTAGCACTTAGACTTGAATCTGTTACAGCTGTATTAAACAGAATGACAGATGGAGAGAGTGGTATGATTATTGATCCTAAATGTAATAATCTTATTAAGGGTTTTGATGGTGGTTATCACTATAAACGTCTACAAGTATCTGGTGAAAGGTATGATGAGCGACCAAATAAGAATAGATTCAGTCATATACATGATGCATTTCAATATCTATTGTTAGGTGCTGGAGAAGGTCGTGCATTGACAATAGGGCAAAAACAGAGTAAACCTGTAATAGCGAGAAGAAAATTTGATGTTTTCAATGTTAAACCTAGATCTGTATATGAGAGGATGAGATAATGTGTGTAGGAGGATTACTTAAACCACCTAAACCAAGACCACCAGCACCTCTACCAGAGGATGCTAGTGTATTAGCACAGCGCAAAAGATTACGTGAAGAACAATCAAGACAAATAGAAGCAGACAAACAAAAAACATTTGAAATGAGATTAGCCGCATATACAGATAGAGCTGGTAAAAGATCTTTGCTTACTGGTAGAAAAGGTGGGCAAGGATTTCAAATTGAACAAGGTCTAATGACAAAAGATACATTAGGTAATTAGTATGGTAATTGATGTAAAACCACATATGTCAGAAAACTATCAAGATAGTAATGTACGAAGATTAATATCAAGATATAAAAATGCTCAATCAATTAAAGATATGTGGCTACCTACATTTGAAGAATGTTATGAGTTTTCTTTACCACAAAGAGAAAGTTTTTATTCTGAATCTATTGGTCGTAGAAGATCAGATAGAATCTTTGATGAAACAGCTGTAGTTGGTGTACAAGAGTTTGCTAGTAGGTTACAAGCTGGGATTGTTCCTAACTATGCAAGATGGGCAGATCTTGTGGCTGGATCAGAGATACCTAAAGATGAGCAAAAAGAAGTAAACCTTATGCTAGATGAGGTTACAGAATATGTATTTGAGATACTACAAAATTCAAATTTTTCACAAGAAGTACATGAAACATTTTTAGACTGTGCAGTTGGTACTGGTGTCTTATTAGTGGAAGAAGGGGATGCAATACATCCAGTTAGATTTAAAGCTATCCCATTACCACAAATTGTACTAGATGCTGGACATAACGATACTATAGATCATATTTATCGTAATCGAAAAATTAAAATGAAAGATTTACAGTATGCATATCCAAAAGGCACAATATCTGAAAAAATGATAATGGATATGAATAAAAATCCAGATATGGAATGTGAAGTGCTAGAAGTTGTATATCGTCATTATGAAAATACAAAAGAAGAAGAACATATCTATTGTGTGATTGCTATGCAGTATGAACATAAGATACTAGAAACAAAGTTTACTGGATTAGGATCTAACCCATATGTTGTTTATAGATGGTCAAAAGTAGCTGGTGAAGTTTATGGTCGTGGGCCACTACAACTTGCACTACCAGCAATCAAAACAGCAAACCTTGTGATCGAACTAATACTTGAAAATGCACAGATGAGTATATCTGGTATGTATCAAGTAGAAGATGATGGTGTTATTAATGTAGATAATATTGCACTCATTCCCGGCACGATAATCCCAAAAGCTTCTGGCTCTGCTGGACTACAGCCAATAGCACCAGCTGGTAACTTTAATGTATCTGATCTTGTACTTAGAGATATGAGAACGAATATTAAGAAAGCTCTATACAATGATATGTTAGGTACACCAAATGAAAAAACACCAATGACTGCGACAGAGATTGCAGAAAGAATGGCAGACTTATCAAGACAGATAGGTGCTGCTTTTGGTAGACTACAAGCAGAACTGGTTAATCCAGTTTTGCAAAGAGTTATCTATATCTTGAAGAAACAAGGTAGGATAAAGATCCCAGTTGTTAATGGTAGAGAGATTAAGATACGTTCATCTTCACCTCTTGCACAAGCACAACACCAACAAGATGTTGCTACTATTGATAGATTTTTAGGGATGATGCAAATGAGGGTAGGGCCAGAGCTATTAAATATATTAGTCAAGCAGGATGAGGTGGCTAAATTTATTGCAGGCAAACTTGGTGTTCCAGAAGAATTAATACGTTCTGAAGAAGAAATGCAACAAGCGGCAATTCAGTTGCAACAACTACAGCAACAACAACAAGCACCAATGGAAGGCTCACCCCCAGATACAACATAGTATAGGAGGGTATTATGCATGAGAGTGTTCTTGTTATTAGTGATTTACATATTCCGTACCATCACAAAGATTCGTTTAAATTCCTACAAAAAATTAAAAAGCAGTTTAAGCCAGATACCGTTATCAATATTGGGGATCTACTTGATTTCCATGCTATTTCTTTTCATGAGCATAATCCAGACTTACCATCAATAGGCGATGAGCTTACTGTATCGAAAGGTTATATTAAAGAATTAGAATCTATATTTCCAGATGTAACTGAAGTACACAGTAATCATAGTAGTTTGGTTTATCGAAGGGCAATAAAGTATGGTATGTCTGCACAGTTTCTTAGACCTTATGGTGAGTTTCTAGGAACTAAGAATTGGAAATGGGTAGATGATCTTACACTTGAAATGAGTAATGGGAAGAAGGTACATTTTACACATGGTAAGTCGGCAGATGTATTAAAAGTATCACAGACAATGGGTATGAATTGTGTGCAGGGCCACTACCATACTAAATTTTGTATTGGATATTGGGCGAACCCAGAAGATCTATATTGGGGTATGAATGTAGGTTGTTTAATAAATCAAAAATCTATGGCATTTAGTTATGCTAAGAATTTTAATACACGATTTGTATTAGGTTGTGGAATTATAGTAAATGGTGTTCCCAGACTACTACCGATGGTGCTAGATAATAATGGAGATTGGATTGGAGACATTGTATGACAGATAAAATAAACCCACCTTACTATCAGAAAGGTGTATGCACTTGTGGGAAACTATTACAAACTTATGACTTTGTACGTGAGATGCCGTACCCAGATGCAAGTGCAATCAAATATATTGTTCGGCATAGAGAGAAGAATGGTGCTGAAGATATACAAAAAGCTATTTGGTTTTTAACAGCAATTTTAATAAAAGAGTATGGAGTAGATGATGGTAGATAAACTTATAGGTTTAGATAGCTTGGAACGATCAGCTGAAGATGAGCAGAATCTTAATGATTCTTTTTCAGTTGCATTTAATACACCCACTGGTGCAAAGGTACTAGAGTACTTACGTTCTATATCTATAGAAACAGTAGCTGGGCCTCAGATAAGTCAAGAACATTTGATGCATTTAGAAGGACAGCGATATATTGTTGGGTTAATTCAGAGAAGAATAAATAAAGGTAAAAGTCAAAAAATAGTAAAGGATAAGACTAATGAATGAAAATGAAACTGTAGAAAATCAAACTGAAGAAACTACAACAGCAGAAGATTCAGCACCTACTACAACAGAACCTGCACCTCGACCAGAGTATATACCAGAAAAGTTTTGGAATATAGAAACTGGAGATGTAAATATGGAGGAGTTTGGTAAGTCCTATACCAATCTTGAGAAGTATGTTGGTGGTAAAAAAGATGAACTACGTGAAGTTATTATCAATGAACTTTCTGAAGAAGCTGATTCTGAAAAACCAGAAGCATATGAACTGCCTGCATTACCAGAAGGAGTAACAGAAGAAATGCTTTCTGAAAATACAATGGCTCAATGGTGGGCAGAACATTGTGATGAAAATGCATACTCACAAGAGATATTTCAAGAAGGTATAAATAAATATATTGATAGTTATATGAACACTATGCCAGATATTGAACGTGAGAAAGAAAAGCTTGGCGAGAATGCAAATGCACGTTTAGATGCAGTAAACTCATGGGCATCAACCTTTTTTTCTACAGAGGAATATGAAGCAGTAGCTGGTACACTAGGTGCTACAGCAGAAGGTATCGAAGCTTTAGAACGTATGATGCAAACACAAAAGCAAAGTATTACTTCTGCTAATCAAGTTGCACAACCAGAACGACCACTTACTTTAGAAGATGTACGTGGTATGATGAAAGACAAAAGATACTATGATCCTAAAGAAAGGGATGCATCATTTGTACGAAAAGTAGATGAAGCATTTGGCAGGTTATACAGATAGGATTATATTGCGAGAAAACAATCCCAGAAGATTGTTGGAGGTTAGCACCAAATATAAGACAGATTGATAGGTATGAAATAGCTTTATGGGGATTAGAACCATTACAAGCTTTGATGTTTCCTTTCAGAACTAAGCTAGACAACGTTCATACTTATACTATCTTCAATGATAATAAAGATGTCGTTGGTATATTTGGTGTTATGCCTTTTGCTAGAGATACTAGCACTGGTAGAATATGGTTTATAGCTTCTGACTTATTAGATAAACACTATTTAGACTTCCTTAGAAAAAATAAAAGATGGTTACATTTCTTAAATGAACACTATACTTTTGTTTCCAATTACATAATTGAAGAAAATCAAAGGTCTATAAAATGGCTAAAATGGCAAGGCTTTGACTTTGTAAGTAAACCAACACTTGTCAAAGATGTAAAAATACTGTATTTCTATAAGAAGTTACAAAATGTAACTAAATATGGAACACAGCCCATATTAGATGAAATAGGCCCACAATGGACAACCGAGATAATCTAACTTGGATAACTGTCTAATTTTAACTTAACTTTTTAACAAGGAGTGTATTATGAGTACATCTATTAGTACTGCCTTTATTAAACAGTTTGAAGCAGAAGTGCATATGGCTTATCAACGTATGGGTTCTAAACTTCGTAATACTGTAAGGCAACTTAATAACGTTACTGGTAACCAAGCTCGATTCCAAAAAGTTGGTACTGGAAGTGCAGTATCTAAAAGTAGACATGCACAAGTTCCAACAATGGATGTCAGCCATTCAACAGTAGACGTTACTCTTTCAGATTTCTATGCTGCCGATTATGTCGATAGACTAGATGAGCTGAAAACAAACATTGATGAAAGACAAGTATTGGCTATGTCAGCATCTGCCGCACTAGGTAGAAAGACAGACCAACTTATCATTGATGTCTTAGACGCAGGTTCAAACAGCAACAACGTTGTTCACGGATCAGCGGCTCTAACTCTAGCTAAAGCTTTGACTGTTTATGAAGCATTTGGTGAAGGAGATGTTCCAGATGATGGACAAAGATACTTTGTTGTATCTCCAGCTGGTTGGGCAGACCTTCTACAAATTGACCAATTCTCACGTTCAGAGTATGTCGGAGAAGGTGATCTACCATATGCTGGTGGATTAACTGCAAAAAGATGGCTTGGGTTTATGTGGTTTACACATTCTGGTCTATCTATTTCAAGTACAACTCGTGATTGCCATGCATATCACAAATCAGCTGTTGGACTTGCTATGGGTTCAGATATTAGAACAGAAGTAAACTATATACCTGAGAAAGTTAGTAACCTTATCACATCATATATGTCTATGGGCGCAGTGATGATTGATAACAATGGTGCTATTGAGTGCCAGATCACAGAATAAGAAAGGAGATATAATATGGCTTATTCAGCAAGTGCTTTATTAAAAGTTGCTGGTGGTGCAAGAGGTATCTTCTATTACAGCAGTACAGATGCAATCAGTACTATTGTAGGATCTGGATACTTTAATGATGCAACTAACGAACTAAAGGAACATGATGTTATCCTAGTCGTTGGTGCAACTGGTGGCACAGAAACAGTAGACTTAGTAGTTGTAACAAGTGCAACTGGTGCGGCTACTGTAACCACAACTAACGGTACATAACCAATCGAGGGGGGTTCGCCCCCCTCAACATTGAGGGCAAGATGACTATTAGTAAATTTGATATATGTAATAAAGCTTTAGTATTAGTTGGTGCTAATACTATCTCAAGCTTCTCACAAAACACCACAGAATCAATCGTTGCAAATCAGCTATACGAAACAACATTAGAAGATTTGTTGACAAAATGTCGCTGGAGATTTGCAAGCAAACAAACACAGTTGAGTAAAAACTCATCCAATCCAGATGCGAGATATGAATCATCATATGCTTTACCAACTGATGCAATTATAATTCATACAGTAACAGTAGGCGATCAAGTTATAGTTTATGACAGATATGGTCAAAATTTATTTACAGATACTACCAGCTCTGATACGGTAATAGCAGATTATACTTTTCAGCCAAGTGAAAGTGTTTTCCCTCCCTACTTCACAAAGGCGCTGGTATTTGAACTGGCGTCTTTGTTCGCTGGTGCGATAGCACGTAATGACCAACTATCTTTATTGTATGCACAACAAGCACGTTCTCAATTACAGAGTGCGAAGGCTATAGATTCACAAGCACAAACAACACGTAGAGTAGATGTAGATAGATTTAGAAATGTACGTAATCGAACAGCCTTGAATGACATAACAGCTACAACACCATCATAGGTTCTACATGGCTATGCAAAGAGTACATCAGTCTAACTTTCTTAGGGGTGAATTAGATCCCAAGCTAATATCACGTACTGATTTAACTGCATATGCATCTGGTTTACAAAAGGCACGTAATGTAATTCCTATGAATCAAGGTGCTATCGAACGTAGATGTGGCACAGCTTTCAGAGCAGATCTAGGTGCAGAATCCAGAATAGAGAGTTTTATATTTAGTGCTGGACAAGAATATATCTTAGCATTTCAGAATACAGTACTTAAAATATATTCAACTAATGGTACATTATTGCAAACTATAAGTAGTTGTGATTGGACTACTTCGCACCTCTTTGAGCTAGATGTAACACAAACTGGAGATACTATGATTGTAGTACATTCTGGTTTTCATCCTCAAGTTATTAAAAGAACTGGTGCTACTACCTTTACTGTTTCTGATTTTACTTTTGCAAGTAGCATAAATGATGAGAAAGTATTTCAGCCATATTTCAAATTTGCAGATGCAACTATTACACTCGATATAGATAATACAAGTAAGGGTGCAACTGGTGTATCTTGTGTCACATCAGCTGATTATTTTACATCAAGCTATGTAGGTAAACGTATTCGTTATCATGGTGTAGAGTTGCTGATTACTGGTTTTACTAATGCAACAACTGTAACTGCAACACTAAAAGGGGAAGTAAAGATACCACTAGATGAAGATCCTTTTAGAACTACACAAGGTTCTGGTGTTGTTGAAATTACAATGGTACAGCATGGTTTTTCTACTGGAGCTTCTGTAACTATAAGTGGTGCTGAAGATATATTTGATACAGATGGTGCTGGTCTAGCACAAGGTAACTTGAATGGTACTTTTACTATTACAGTTACAGACGATAATCATTTTACTTATACAGCTGGTTCATCAGATACAGCAACAGAATCTGTTGATGGTGGTGGTGTAAATGTATTTATAGCAGGCCATCCACCAACCAGAAGTTGGGATGAACAAGTTATATGTGATATAAATGGTTTTCCACAAACAGTGTGTTTCCATGAACAAAGATTATATTTTGGTGGTACAAGTGGACTACCAGATGGATTGCAAGGTAGTAAGATTGGTAACTTTTTTAACTTTGATGTTGGCACAGCAGAGGATGATGAATCAATACAAATACAAATAGCATCCGATCAGATTAACGAGATACGGCATTTAGTATCTGGTAAAAACTTGCAAATACTAACTAGCACTGGAGAGTTTTATCTTCGACCACCAGTATCACAACCAGTAACACCTACTGATATACGTATAGTAAATCAATCTATGTTTGGATCACAAGTAAAAGCAAAACCAAGACAGTTTGATAATGCAACTATATTTATACAGAATAATGGTAAAACTGTAAGAGAGTATTTGTTTAGTGAATCTGGAGAAGAGTATAGTTCTAATAGTATATCTTTACTATCTAGTCATCTTATAAAAGATCCAGTAGATTCTGCAAAGCTTACATCAGTACCAGATCGAACAGAGCAGTTTTATATTCTTGTAAATGATGATGGTAATATTGCAGTATTCTTATCACAAAGAAATGAAAAGATAGCTGGATGGATGCAGTGGAATACAGATGGTGATTATGAATCAGTATGCTGTACCACTTCAGATATATACGTTGCTACTAAA